AGACACAGTAAACATCATAAAAGAACCTACTATTTCTGTTAGTGCGTATTCAAGAGGAGCGGTTGTTGATGCACAAGACATCACTGATGACCAAATCCAATTGACTGTCGACCAAGCAAACGCATTTTCTTTTAAAGTTGATGACATTGAGGAAAGACATTCCCATGTTAACTTTGAAAGTGTTGCAACTTCTTCTGGTGCTTATGCACTTAAGAACGCTTATGACAAAAACGTAATCGCAGCAATGGTAGCAGGTGTAAGTTCAGCTTCACCTGACCACTTACTAGGAGCAGACTCAGGCTCTGGAGAAGACCAAGATGTAGGTTTTGCTTCAGGCGAAATTGACCCAGTTGACACAATCTCTAAAGTAAATAGATTGTTAAACGCATCTGATGTACCAGAAGAGAACCGATGGTTCTTAGGTGGTCCAGAATTTGTGGAGCAATTAGGTCAAGCATCTAGCAAACTAATGAGTGACACTACAGGTAACGCAACACCATTAAGAAATGGTAAAGTTATCGGTGGTAAGATTATGAACATGGACGTATATATGACAAACAACTTTGCTACAAGCTCAACTGCGAGTTTTTTCAAAGTATTAGGTGGTCATATGTCATCTACAGCGACAGCTAATCACATCGCAAAGATTGAAGTTATCAGACACCCTGAAACTTTTTCTGATGTAGTTAGAGGTCTTCATGTATTTGGAAGAAAAGTATTAAGAGACAATGCTCTCGTTCTTTCACATATCAAAATAGACTAATAGGAGGAAATGATTAAATGGGAACTTTAACAGTATCAGGTAATACAGGAACTCCTGTAGCTTTACCCGTAGGTAAGAATGTCAGAAGTGTAACACAAATAGTAGACTTTTCTAAGATTACTAACGCAACTGGCGATGTTATCCAAGTATTCGAAGTACCGGCAAATACATTATGTATGTATGCAGGACTAGATGTACTTACTGCAGATGGTGCAGGTAACTCTGGAACATTATCACTTGGTGATGGTGCGGATGTGGATGCTTTTGTAACAGCATCGACACCAACAGCAGGTATGGAAGTAACACGAGCCCAAGCAGGTGATAGTTCATTAGGAACAACATCTATTGGCTATCGTTACTATGCAGCAGCAGACACTATTGACTTAGTGATTGCCACCGGAGCAATTGATGCAAGAGTGCGTGTATTCGCAATTCTAGCTGATTGTGATGGCGAAGGCGATGCAGAAGCAATGAAGGTATCAATCTCATAATATGAGGTTATGTAGGGAGGGGTTTTATAGCCCCTCTCTTAAAAATGAAATTTTTTATAACTTTAATTATACTTTTTAATGGAGAAGTAACTCCTAAAATATTTACATATCAATTTATAGATTTTACAGAATACAAAGTTTGTGAAGTTTTTATAAATGAAAAAAAGAATTTACTAAAACAAACAATAGAACATCAATTTTCTAATGATAAAGTACATAGCAGTATGGTAGCATGTATGACAGATAAAGAGGTTGAAAATCTTAGACAACAAACTCAGGGTAAAAAATGGCAACAACAAGAACATATTTAGAATTAACTAACTTTGTATTAAATGAATTGAATGAAGTGGAACTTACAAGTTCTAACTTTAGTTCAAGCAGAGGTGTACAAACTTCTACTAAAAATTTTATTAATAAAGCTATTAATGATTTATATATGGCAGAAATTGAGTGGCCTTGGTTACATACAGATGGTACTCAAGTTGCAGTAACCGGACAACAAGAATATGATTTCCCCACAGCATTTAGAAAAGCAAACTTTGATTCTTTTAGAATAGCACCTACTAATTTAATTACTAATGGTGAATTTACATCTAATATAAATAGTTGGACTACAATAGCAGGGGATGGCAGTGCAGCTTATAATTCCACAGGTAATGGTAGATTAAGATTAAATGATTATGCAGCACATCAATCTATATCAACTATTGTAGGAGAAACATATAGTATATCCGTTAGAGCCTTAGACACAAATTCTACAGGACAAGCTTTTAAAGTACAAGTAGGAACTGCAGCAGAAGGAACACAAAATTTAAATACTACTATTACAGTAACAGATTTTGGTAATGGTAAAATATTATCAACAACATTTACAGCAACTGCAGCTACAACTTTTATAACTTTAAATAATCCAAGCACAGCCACTAATATGGATGTAGATTATGTAAGAGTTAAAAGACAAGAAGAAGCAATTAAATTAAAACCCATGACTTATGATGGATTTTTACAAGGTGCATTTAGAAAAGATGTAGCAGCTAATGATTCACAATATGGAAAACCCTTATTTGTATATAGAACACCTGACCATAAAAGTTTTGGATTATCACCAATACCTAAGTTTGATGATTACACAGTATTTTATGAATATTATAAAACACATACAGAGTTATCAGCACATGGTGATACAATGGATTTACCAGATATCTATGCAGATGTAATAGTTAATAGAGCAAAATATTATTTATATAAATTAAGAAATGATGTACCTATGGCTAATATATCTAATGCAGAATATGAAGAAGGTGTTAGAAGAATTAGAACTGAAATGTTAAATCATATTGAATATATGAAAGATACTAGAGTTAATCTTAATACTTCTAATAGAACAACAAGCAACACTTCAGTATTAACTGTAACATAATATGGCAGCAACACAACCTTCAGTAGTAAGTTTAGGCGGAGGATTAATCTTAAACAAAGATGTGTTCTCTATGTCTCCGGGAGAAGCTTTACAATTAAGTAATTTTGAACCAGACATTGAAGGCGGTTATAAAAAAATATTAGGCACTACAAAATATAATACTAACATAGTTCCTCAAGTATCAGTTTCATCAGAAAGAGTTGTTATGTCTGCTATTTTTAATGATGTAGTATTAGCAGCTAGAGGTGGTAGTATTCATAGAGGAAGTTCAGGTAGTGGTAGTTGGACATCTACTATTACAAGTTTAGGAACACCTACTAGAGATTATGAATTTAGAGAGTTTAATTTTGATGGTACTGATAATATTATTATTACCACAGGAACTTCTAATCCACAAATATTAAATAGTTCTTTTAGTGCTAGTGTAGTTAATGCGACAGGTACAGCAAGTTTTAAATTTGTAGAAGTATTTAAAAATCATATATTTTTTGCAGGTGATGCTAGTAATAAACAACAACTTAGTTTTATGGGGCCTACACAAACTAATGACTTTACAGCAAATAATGGCGGTGGAGTAATTAAAGTAGATACAGAAATTGTAGGTATTAAAACATTTCGTGATACTTTATTTATATTTGGTAAAGATAAAATATTTAAATTAACTGGTACAAGTTTGGCCAACTTTGCAATACAAGCAGTTACAAGAAAAATAGGTTGTATAGATGGTGGAAGTATTCAAGAATTTGCAGGTGATATTATATTCTTAGCACCTGATGGATTAAGAACTATTGCAGGTACAGATAGAATTGATGATATAGAATTAGGTACTGTATCAAAACAAATACAAACAAGAATTTCTGATATAACAACACACAATATTAGTTCCTATATTATTAGGGGTAAGTCTCAATATAGATTATTTTATCCTACAGCAATAGGACAACCAGAATCTTCTGCTAGAGGTATTGTAGCTACAATTAAAGCTAATCCTAATAGTGGTGAAATAGGTTTTGAGTATGGCGATTTAAAAGGTTTAAAAGTATCTAGTACAGATTCAGGATTTATAAGTGGGGCAGAAACTATTATAACAGGTGGTTACGATGGTTTTGTATATATTAACGAATCAGGTAATGTATTTACTGCAGCAAGTACATCTACAAACATAATAGCTTTTTATAGGTCTCCAGATATGACAATGGGAGACCCCGGAATAAGAAAAAATTTTCAAAGAATACTTTGGAACTATGACCCTAATGGTGCAGTAGGCTCAACATTTAATTTAGAATATGATTTTAATGACGATGAAGTACCACAACCTGCTTCTTATGATTTAACATTAGGAGGCAATATAGCACAATATGGATTTTCAGGCTCTGCTTATGGTACAGCAGTTTATGGCTCTGGGGGTTCTAACTTACAAAGACAAACAATAGAAGGAAGTGGTTTTACAATAGCTACAAAAATAACAGATTCATCTAGCAATAATCCAATAGCTTTAAAAGGATTTGAACTAGAATTCACAGCAGGGGGAAGACGATAAAATATGGGAGATACATATACTAGGCAAAGTTCATCAAACATTGTTGATGGAACTACCATTGAAGCTGCTCATTTTAATAATGAGTTTGACCAACTAGTTGCAGCCTTTGCTGTATCTAGTGGACACACACATGATGGTACTGCGGCAGAAGGTGGGCCAGTAACAAAATTATTAGGTAATACTTTAACTTTTGGAGCAGCTACTGCAGGTACAGACATTACAGTTACTTTTGATGGTGAATCAAATGATGGTATTTTAAAATGGATGGAAGATGAAGATTACTTTGAATTTTCAGATGATATACTAGTAGGAAGTAATGAAAGATTAAATTTTAGAGATACTGCAATATACATTCATTCATCAGCAGATGGACAATTAGATATTGTAGCAGATACAGAATTACAAATAGCAGCTACTACAGTTGATATTAATGGTAATGTAGATGTATCAGGAACACTTACAGTTGCAGGAGCAGTAGACTTTGGAGATGCAGCTTTATCAAATGTAGGAGCAGTACAATTAGATTCTATTGCAGGTGATGGTGATACAAATACATCTATTACATTTAGTGGTTCAGATGTTATTACAATTGCTACAGGTGGTGCAGGAAGATTAACTATTGGTGACGGAGCATTATCTCCTGTTACTAATAATCAAATAGATTTAGGAACAAGTTCATTAGAATTTAAAGATGCTTTTTTTGATGGTACAGTTACAGCAGATGCTTTTGCAGGACCTTTAACAGGTAATGTAACAGGTAATGTATCTGGAACGGCAGCGACAGTAACAGGTGCAGCACAATCAAATATTACTTCTCTTGGAACACTAACAACTTTAACTGTTGATAATGTAATTACTAATGGTGCAACTATTGGACATACTAGTGATACAGATTTAATTACACTTGCTGATGGTGTTGTTACAGTAGCAGGTGAACTTGATGCAGTATCTTTAGATATATCAGGTGATGCAGATATTGATGGCACATTAGAAGCAGATGCTATTACAATTGGTGGTATTACTTTAGCAGAAACAATTTCAGACACAGTTGGTGCTATGGTTACTTCTAATACTGAATCAGGTATTACAGTAGCTTATGATGATGCAGATAACACTTTAGATTTTACAGTTGGTACACTTAATCAAAACACAACAGGTTCAGCAGCAACTTTAACAACAGCAAGAACTATTGGTGGAACAAGCTTTGATGGTTCTGCAAATATAGCAGTAGGGTTAGCCGCAACAGCAACAGCACTAGCATCGGCTAGAACTATTGGTGGAACAAGCTTTGATGGTACAGCTGATATTGCAGTAGGATTAGCTGCAACAGCTACAGCCTTGGCAACAGCTAGGAATATTGGTGGTACAAGTTTTGATGGTACAGGAGATATAGCAGTTGCTCTAGCTTCTGTTGGTACTGCTGTTACTGTAGCTGATGAATCAAGTGACACAACTTGTTTTCCATTGTTTGCAACTGCGGCAACAGGAGATTTACCTCCTAAGAGTGGCTCTAATTTAACATTTAATTCTAGTAGTGGATTATTAACTGCAACATCCTTAGCAGGTACAGTAAGTACAGCAACACAAAATTCAATAACTACAATGACGGGTCTTGTTACAACCGGTGCATTAGACACAGGTTCTATAACTTCAGGATTTGGAAATATAAATAATGGAGCATCAACAATAACAACTACAGGATTAATTAGTGGTGGTTCATTAGACATTGATAGTGTTTTAATAAATGGAACAACTATAGGTCACACAGATGATACTGATTTAATAACTGTAGCAGATGGTTTAGTAACAGTAGCAGGTGAAGTTCAAATGACAACCCTAGATATAGGTGGTACAAATGTTACAGCTACTGCAGCAGAATTAAATTTTTCAGACTTAGCTACATTAGGAACAACAGCAGCATCAAAAGTTTATACAGCAGATGCTAATGGATTAACAAAAATATCTGGAGCAGCCCTTTATACAGAAGATACATTAACAGATGGCTCAACTGTTGCTTGGGATGTTATTGCATCTCCAGTAGCTAAACTAACAATGGCAGGTAATAGAACTTTATCTGCCCCAAGTGGCACTACACCTGCAGCAGGACAGTTTGTATCTTTATTATTAATACAAGATGGCACAGGCTCAAGAACAATTACATTCAATGCAGTCTATGAATTTACAGGTGACGAAGCACCCACATTAACAACAACAGCTAACAAAGGGGATTTATTTGTATTTAGATATAATGGTTCCAAATGGTTAGAAGTTGGTAGAAATTTAAATTTAACTTTATCATAGGAGTAATATGTTTGCACAAGTAGAATCAGGAAGTATAACAAGTTTTCCAAAGGGAAATAAAGGAATACAAATAGGGGATAATTTATATCCTAAAACCATTTACACATTATGGACTGAAGCGGAAAGAAATGCTATCGGTATTTATACTGTAGAAATAGACAGCACCAATAGAAAAGATGAAACATTCTATACTAATACAAATATAACTTATGCCTTTGGTAGTGGTAAAGTAACAGGTAGTTATGGAACAGCGACTGCTAAAGCCATAGCAGATTCTTTATATACTTCACAAGATAATACAGACGGATTAATTCCTAGTGATAAATCTGTTGGTGATGTTAAAACAGAAGGATTAAAAACAAAATACAAAAAGCAATTTAATGCACAAGCAGCAGGACTTTTATTACCAACCGATTGGTATGTTGTTAAAGCTACAGAGGTATCAGATTATTCTGTACCAAGTGCAATCACAACTTACAGAGCCGCAGTTAGAACAAAGGTTAATGCTATGGAAACATCTATTGATAACTGCTCAGATGTAGATGCATTAATAACTTTATTGACATACACAAAACAAGAAGATGGTTCAATTACAAGACCACTAGGCGCGTTTCCAAGTAAGGTAGTATAATGGTTGGTATCTTAGGTGCTAATAGTGTATCTGGTGGTTATGAAGTAGGTAACTCTCTCATGTTTAATGACCCAGATACTCCTAAATTAACTAGAACAAACTCCTCAGGTGGTAACAGACAAGTATTTACTCATTCTTTTTGGTTTAAAAGAGCTACTCCGGGTAATATAGATGTTTTATTTCAAGCGGGAACATCAGAATCAACAAACACAGGTTTTTATACTGTTACCATACATGGTGGTGATAAATTATTTATTGGTGGTGCGGCTACTTCTTATAGACAAACTAATAGATTATTTCGTGACCCTTCAGCTTGGTATCATATAGTTTTAGCCATGGACACTACTGATGGTACTGCTGATAATAGATTAAAAGTTTATGTCAATGGATTGCAAGAAACAAGTCTTACAACAAACAATACCATCACTCAAAATTTAAATACACCTGTCAACGAAAATGGTAAAGTGCATCAAATAAGTGGGAATCAAATAGCTAACGATTTTTTTGTTGCCGGTTATCTAGCAGAATATAACCACATAGATGGACAACAACTTACACCAACATCTTTTGGTGAGTTTAATGATAATGGAGTTTGGGTTCCAATTAAATACACAGGAACATATGGTACAAATGGTTACTTTTTAGAATTTAAAGAAACAGGAACAAGTCAAAACTCTAGTGGTATAGGTGCTGATACATCAGGTAATGATAATCATTTTGCAGTAACTAATCTTGCGGCAACAGATGTAACCACAGATACACCTACAAATAATTTTGCTATTATGAATCCTTTAGATAATTATTATGCAGGTGCAACTTTTTCTGAAGGTAATTGTAAAATTGTTACAGGAAGTAGCCCAAGTACATTTGTTACAAGTACTCTTGGAGTAGAAACAGGCAAATGGTATTGGGAAGTTAAAATAATTGATAAAGCAGGTGGAAGTGATGATACAAGCATAGGTGTTCAAGGAGGAGTATCTCCGGGAGCAACAGACCAAATAGGGTATAACACTGCAGGTGTACAACTTAGAAGTAATGGAAACAAGCATACTAACGGAAGTAATGCAACATACATGGCATCACAAGATAATGATGATATTATTATGGTGGCTTTTGATAAAACTAATAATAATGTTTATTTTGGTGCTAATGGACAATGGGGAGATGGCTCTGGGAACACAGATGAATCAAATCCTACAAGTGCAATAGGTATAACAGTAAGTGATTTTGTTTTTGCCGCACTAGGAGATATGGATGGCTCAGATACTTGCACATATGAAATAAACTTTGGTAATCCATCTTTTGCAATATCAAGTAGTAACGCAGATGCTGATGGACATGGTAACTTTGAATTTGCACCACCATCAGGTTACTTTGCATTATGTACTAAAAATTTAGCAAAGTATGGATAGGAAATAATATGGCATATACAACAGTAGATGATGGTTCAGAATATTTTCAAACAGCTTTATACACAGGTAATCAAAATGCAAGTGTTGCTGTAGTAAATGATGGTAATTCAGATTTACAACCTGATTGGGTTTGGGGAAAAAATAGAGATAGTGATTCAAATCATTGGGTAGTAGATAGTAGTAGAGGCGTAACTAAAACATTATTTCCAGACCTAACTAGTGCAGAAGAAACACAAGGTAGTGTTAATGCTTTTAATACAGATGGATTTACATTAGGTGATTGGATAGGCTCAACCAAAACAAATGAGGCTTATGTAGCATGGCAATGGAAAGCTAATGGTGGAACTACAACAGATTTTAGTGCAAGTGGTAATCAATTAGCAGGTGGATTTCAAGCTAATACAACAGCAGGATTTTCAATTATAGATTACACATCAGCAGGTAATTCAGGGAAAACAATACAACATGGTTTAAATTCTGCACCTACTTTTGTACTTATTAAAAATCGAACAGATGCAAGTTCATGGGCAGTCTTTCATGCAAAAGCACAAACATCAGGGGCAATTAGAGGAAAGTTAAATGAGACTGATGCTTTTGGCTCTAATACTGGTATATGGAATAATACTGTACCTGACTCAAGTAATATAACTTTAGGTAATAATGATGATGTTAATAGTTTATCAAGTGGGGATGTAGACCCATATATTTGTTATGCTTTTCACGATGTGCAAGGCTACTCAAAGTTTGGCTCTTATACAGGTAATAATAATGCGAATGGGGCATTTGTTTATACAGGATTTAAACCTGCTTGGCTTATGGTAAAGAGAGCTACTGATGCGGCAAGAGCATGGGTAATACATGATAATACACAAGATACATTTAATGTAACAGCTAATAGATTAGATGCAAATACCTCAGAAGAAAACCAATCTTCTGGTCATTTTGATTTTTTAAGTAATGGATTTAAATGCCGTTCAACTGAAGGTGCAACAAACGCTGCTTCAGCATATCTGTATATGGCATTTGCAGAACATCCATTTGTAAGTAGTAAAGGAGTGCCGACAACGGCAAGATAAGGAGGACAAAAACATGTGTGAATATTGCAATGGTGAATGTGGGCAAGGCTGCTAATGAAAAGCGAAAAACCTAAAACACAAAGACTACCAAAAAAGAAACCTCAGGAAGAAGTTTTAAAATTAGCAAAGCTAAAACAAAAAATAAAGCCTCAACCTGAGCCTAAAAAACCTAGGACAGTTGCTAAGATTACTGCTCCTATGAAGAAACGTATGAAACCTATTAGAGGGGCAATGGTAGAAGCTAGTCAAACATCTAAACCTATGTCTCCTAATATGAGAACAGATGTAGCTGCTAAACCTACTGCAGGTAGAATAACTACTGCAGATGTATTTGAGAAAAGAAAGAAAGAAAAAAATCAAGCTATGGTTCGTAAGATGAAACCATTAAGGATTAATTAATGTTAGAAAATTGTATTGCATGTGGGTGTGACCCTTGTATATGTGATGATGAATGTGATAGTTGTGGTGCGTAGTATGAAATATTTATTTATAGTTTTATTATTCTTATCTACAAACATTTTTGCAGCAGATACAAATACTGTGTCATCAACTGTAGTTACAAATAATACACCACCTACAGCAAATAGCCCATCCGTAGTCGTGAATAACAGTGACATATGTAAATCGGCCTATTCGGGAGCAATACAAACCCAAGTATTAGGTATTAGTTCGGGAGTTACAGTAAGGGACATGAATTGTGAGATGATTAAACTAGCCCGTTCTTTATATGGCATGAATATGCGAGTGGCGGCAGTGAGTACCTTATGTGCTGACTATCGTATCTTTGACGCAATGTGGATGTCTGCGACATACTGTCCGTTTATGGGTGCTATTGGCGAAGACGCAAAAAAAGGTTGGGAAAAGAATAAACATTTAGTTCCTGCGGGTAGTAAAGTATTTTTATCTATAGAGCAAGTAGAAAAACAACAAGAAGAGTTTGCTCAAGATATTCTAAAATTAGAAGAAGAAGAACAAAAAAAGATTGAACAAGAACAGAAAGCTTTACTTAGCGAATTAAATCAAGGGGTACATAAAGAAAGAAATGACCAGATTAAAAAATTTACTCTTAGTGGTCTTGCTTTGCTTTTGTTACTCTAGTATAAAAGCAGATTGTACAGCAACCACAATAGGTTTATGTACTCCCGGAACTGAAGAGGTTATAGTTGAAACCATCACGGAAGAAACCAACCAAGATGGAACAGGCATTAATACTATTACTACTACTGTTACTGATACTACTACTACCACCATTATTAACGAAACTTCAGGGGACATATTGGATGGAAGTAATGGGTATGTAACTTTTACAAAAGAAGGGGATATGGATTCTGACTGGGGTGGCCAAGGCTCTGCCAGTATGCCAAGCGGTAATTCTTGTTATGGATTAGGTACAGATAAATGTGCTTCAATAACAGGAAGTGGTAACTCTACCTCTACTATGGGAGTATCTGGAATGGGTACTACTTTTATACAAACAATAGATATAAGTGATTTAACTATTGACAAAGGTGGAAAAGTAGTATATAATATAAGTGTAGATAAACAAGATTCGCAAGATAGAATCTACATGCACATTACAGGTCGTAATGGTTCAACCTCAGTATTTAGTGGTACAGATATATTATCTGAAACAGGTGTTACTAGTGGTTATCAACAATATTCAGGTAACTTTGAATTTGCAGGAAGCCTTAATACTTTAATAGTAGAAGTAGGTGGAAGAGATATTAATCTAGCAATAGGGCCATTATTTGATGATGTTAGTATAGATGTATTTTATAATGTTATCAATACAATAGTTACTCAAGAAATAACTACTGTAGAAATGTTTATATCTTTAAACTCAGACGTTACTACAGAAATTATAGATGTTGTAGAAACTATATTTGAATTTAATGAACCTGTAGAAGATGCTCCAGTATTTACATTTGAACCAATAGAAGAACCTATGGAAGAGTTTACATATGAATCTGTAGAAATGGAAGTAGACTTTGAAGTAGACTTTGGTATGGAAATAGAAATGCCTGAGTTTGATATGCCTATAACTACAGACATGGATATGGAAATGCCTATGGACATAGAAATAGTAAACATTGAAATGGAAATGGAATTAGAAATGCCTATGGATATGGAAATGGAAGAAGCACCTCCACCGATGGTAGTAGCTAAAATGGAAGAACCAGAGGTAGAAGTAGATGTTGAACCACAAACAGAAAAACCAACTATGGATATGCAGGAACCAACAGACGAAGAACCTGTTATGGAAAATGACATGGATAGTGGACCAGATGAAACAGAAGAAGTTGAACAACCCGATAGCGAGGCTACTGAAGAATCCACTGTGGAAGATGAAAGTAGTGATGAGCAAGAAGATGTACAACAGGAAGAAGTTGAAGAACCTACTGAAGAGCCTGTAGAAGAGACAAAAGAAACTACAGAAGAACCTAAACAAGAAACAAAACAAGAACAGAAACAAAAGGCAGCTACAAAGATTGTTAAGAAGATGGGTGATAAAGGTAGATATGAAACAAGCAATCAAATAAAAACTTTAATAGTAATGCAAGTATTAGCAGATAGTAAGAGTTTTTTTGTAGATACACAGTTATCTGAGGTACAAGGATTTTTTACAGATGTAAAATTACCTGATACAGAATTATCGGATAATAATATTGCTAACTATTTTATGACAGTAGATAGTGATAATACATTTAATCAAATAGTAGATAGTCAATATAATAGATAGGAGACAAATGGCAGAAATAGAATATAAAGGAATTAAAGTAGGTGGCTCAAAGCTACTACTTATTCTACCTCTTATAGGTACACTTATTGGTGGACTGTGGGGAGGTTTTGAAGTGTATCAACGATACATTATAATGGAAAAAAAGATAAACTCATTTGTAAGCCCTGACCTTTCTGGCTATGATAAAAGAATAGAATTAATACAACAACAATTAAATATGTTACAAAATGAAATACCAATGATATTAGATGAAGTAAACCTAGTGGCCTCTGTTGCCAAAGAATTAAAAAATGACCTTAAGAGTGACGTAAGAAGAATTGAAACAATCGTAGAAGACGTAGAAACTAGAGTTAAAGAAGATTCTAGAACTAATGAAAAAGAATTAAAAGAACTTGTAAAAGAAATAGAACAGGATATGACTGATTTAGAAACAAAAGTAGCAGACACTATACAGAAAACTTTAGCTAATCCTTTAGCAGGTATGAAATAATGAAAATAGATTTAAAAATAGTATTACCATACATCGCTATATTAATAAGTCTTGGAATGACATGGGGCATGTGGAGTGAGAGACTAGAAGCAGTTGAAGCAAAAGCAGATTCCGTTACTCAAATGCAACAAGATATAGCAGTAATAAAAGAAAAAATTATGTGGATGGAATCTTATTTAATGGGAGATAACTAATGGAACAAGAATATTATTACAATCCACAAACTAATGAAACTTTTGCAAAACAAGCAGCATCAAAGATAGCTGTACCTGATAACTTTAGTAAAATAGAAAAAAGTATTTATGATAGTTTTACAACTAAAGGTGCAAAAGGATATGACAATATGATGCCTAATTTGTCAGATGGAGGTAATTTGCCATCACCCACACCACAACCTACACTAACAGACCCATCACAATTTGCACAAGCACAAGTGGGTGCAGCAGTTAGACAACCTACACTTCCTCAAGGTGGACAAGTTCTACCTAATCTTGCACTACAATCCGTAACACCTAATCAATTACAAACAACACCCGGACTTCAAGGTACAGTAGCAGCAGCTACACCAACAGCTACAGTTGCACCTACAATAGAAGCGGCAACAGTACCCGGTGCTTCACAGGTATCACAGGCAACTACACCTACGGCAAATACTTATGATTATACTGCAGCAACAACAGCCGGTGCAATACCACAAGCTATGGCAGCACAAGGTACAGTCAGTCAACCTATGGTTGCAGCACAAGAAGATTTAACTTCACTACCACCCGCAGCTACAGTACAGGGACAATTAGCTAACATATCTGAATCAATTAACAATGCAGTTAATCAAGGTACATCTTTACCGGCATTTGCTTCAGGGGCTAAAAGATTAGTAGATGCAGCTATGCAACAAAGAGGATTAGGTGCTTCTAGTATTGCAGCAGAAGCTTTAGCACAAGGTATCATAACAGCTTCTATTCCTATAGCACAACAAGATGCAGCAACATATAAAGAAGCAATCTTTGCTAATTTAAATAATAGACAACAAGCTGCTTTAACAAATGCTAGTGCCTATCTACAAATGGATATGGCTAACCTCAGTAATAATCAACAAACAAGTTTAGCAAATTTACAAGTTAGACAACAATCTCTATTCTCAGACCAATCAGCAACAAATGCTTCATTACAATTTAATTCACAAAGTCAAGCACAAACAGACCAATTCTTTTCTAACTTAAATACATCTGTTAGAACAGCTAATGCTCAAAGAACAGATGCTATGAATCAATACTCTGTAGCAGAAACAAATAAGATATCTGCACAAAATGCACAGAATCAATTAGCAGTAGATGAATCAGATGCACAAAGAGAAGCTGCTATCAATCAATTTAATTCTCAACTACAGGACCAAAGACAAAGATTTAATGTAGAAAATCAAAGAGTTATTGACCAATCAAATGTATTGTGGAGAAGACAAGTTAACACAGCTAATACTGCAGCAATTAATGCAGCTAATCAAACAGATGCACAGAATCTTTTACAGATATCTAACTTTGCATTATCATCTTTATGGCAACAATGGAGAGATGAAGCATCATGGGTAAATACTGCATCAGAAAATAATAAGAATAGACAGCACAATATAGCTATGGCCGCATTAGATAGAGAAACAACAATGGCTTTATATGATGAAGAGAGTAAAGCTAAGTTTAATACTTTCTTAGGTAGCATAGGGTTAGATATATTTGAGTCAATATTAACAGGAGATAATTAATGGATATAGGAACAATAGTAAGTATAATAGGAGCAGGTAAAAGTTTTCTAGATGGAGGAGACTCCGGTGGACAAGAAAAAGGTACTTCTTTATTAGATATTTATTCCGATGTTAAATCTAGAAGTTATGATATGCCTTTACAACAAAAAGAAATGGATGCTCCGGGACAAGCACAAGGAATACAACAAATAGATTATGCTAGTACAAGACAGTTTTGGGATAATCTTTTAAGAGAGTACACAAGGAAATAATATGGCAATAAGAGAAACAAATCCATTTGATGCACCTGTAGCAGGTCAATCATTAACAGATACACCTAAGAATTATCCTTGGGAACATGCACCACAATATGCTACAGTAGAAGATGCATCTATGCAAGTATGGGATGGTTTACATAATGAATCAACCATGCAAAAGGTTCTTGTTTTATTAGAAGCAGGATTAACTGTAGAAGAAATAACTAAAGTAATTGTGTTTGCAGGTTTTGTAGAAGGTAAGTTTACTCCTGATACAGGATTATTATTAACACCTATTGTTGCAAAAATGATAATGGCTATTGGTAAAAGTGCAGGTATAGAAAAAATAAATATTAATAAACCAAAACAAGATGATACAAAAGAATTAATTAGAACAGTTATAAAATCTACACCTAAAGAAGTAGATGAGAAGAAAGAAATGAAAGATGAAACACCTGATACAGGTTTAATGGGTAAACCTAAGAAGGAGGAGAAGTAATGGGATTATTAAGTTCAAGAACTTTTAGACAAGTAGCCCTTGGTGCTGCCGGAAGATATCAAGAGAAAAGACAAACTATGAGAGATAGGATTGATGAGTATCGAGAAAGAGCATTGACAGAAAAAGAGAAAATACAAACAAAGTATAATGAATCTTATGATGAAGAAAAAAGTAAAGTAAATGCTTTTAAATTTATAGCTACAAAAGTTGGACAATCTTATTTACCACAGCTTAATAGTTTTGCATCTTCTGGTGGAAACTTAGTGGGTTTAGAAAGTATGAATATAGATGAAGTTAGAAATACTTTAGACAGTTATAAACCTATGGAAGATAATTATTTAGGGGGTAGCGAAGACAGATTAAAACTTAAATCAGACGAACTGAATCAAGACTTACAGGACCAAGTTGGATTGTTTAAAGGTACATCCACTTTGTTTACAAGGGACCTAGAAAAACAAGGAATGAAAGATATTCAAGCTACAGCAGGGACTATTGATACAGGAACTCCTATCGACACTAGAGTTAGTGTAGGAGAAGGTATGACTGGTACAAGGAGTGCTAGTGCTATAGACCTTTCTAAAAATACAGATTATTTTTACACAAATCTAAAAATTGCACAAATAGACCCAAATACTAAAATGCCAGTGTTAGATAAAGATGGCAATCAAGTATATAAAGTGTCAAAAGGGCAAGAAGGATTTGTATCTAAAATAGAAAGCAACGCAGAAAAAATTATACTGAATGGTTTTCAAGGAGATTTAGGACAAGCAATAGGTGCTGTTATGCAAAAAGAAAGTAATCCTGATTATGATTTACCTTTTTTGACTGAAGCAGTAGAAGGTTCCCCTATAGATGCAGAATTAACAGGTTACTTTAATCAATTTAAAGAAAGAGAAGATACAAAACAAATGCAAGATACCATAGATGAATTTAGAGAAAGAGGATTAATAGCTAAAGCGGACAATCTCCAACAAGAATTAGATGATATCATTACTGAAAAAACAGATAAACCAGAAACTATTGAAGAAACTACTACAACTACAGAGCAACCTACAGGCGATACTCCCGGAACAAAAACTGAAAGAAAAGGTAAAGGGGTATCGGTGACTACAGAAGATTATATATCTCCCGAACAAAAAGATATCAATAGTAAAAAAGAAGTAGCAGAAGATTTTATTAAAGAAGTCATGGAAAAAAATGATGTCAATAGAAGCAGAGCAATAGATATCTTAAAACTGTATGGCTATACACAATTTCCAAAAATAGAACGTACAGGACCTACATTTTTAAAAGGCAATAAGTAAACATGGGTCAAGAAAGACTTAATGCCTTACGAGAAGAGTTAGGTGTAAAAAAAGAACAACCTTCTCTATCTCAGCAAAGTAGTATTCCTACATCAACAAGCACTACCATAACTACATCAAAACCTAAATCTAGGTTAGACTCTTTAAGAGAAGAAGCAAATAAAACTACAATCACAGATACAATCTCCCAAAACCCCACATTTAAAGATGACTTTGTAAACGACATGAACCCCTCTACTCCAGAGGAGGTTAATAATAAATATGCCTATGCTTTTAAGTTAGGACTTGCTGATACCTTTAGAGGTATAAAACAAATTGCAGGTAAAGACAAAAAAGAGATGAAAGCAGAACAAAGAAAACTTAATGAATTAATGCGAGGTGAAGATGGTGGGTTGGTAACTGCAGCTTATTTTGGTGGTGCATTATTAGACCCTGCAGGATGGCTAATACCTTTTGGTAAAGCAAAGACACTTTACACAATGGGTAAATATGGATTAGTATCAGGGGCTGTAGCCGGAGCCACAGGTTATGTAGACGATGAATCTATTATAGATACTAGAGGTAAACAGCTATTAGCAGGTGCTGTTGGTGGGGGGATAATTTCTCCCGCAATTGGAGGTTTAAGAAATCTTGGTGTAAAGATTACAGGTAAAGGTGAAGTAACTCCTGTAGGATTTAAAAGAGCAGACTTAACCCCATCAGAAATGATTGAAAGAGGTGGTAGTACAGTACAAGTAAAAGGTAAAGCTACAGAAGAAGATTTAGGTAAAGGTAAAGTATATGCAGAGGGTGAAAGAACTTTAGGTGTAAGGCCCGAAGGAGAAATAGGTAGAGAACCTACATCTATATTTGATACGTTAGTAAAAATATTTACAAAGAAAGATGTAACAGTTCCTTTTCCAAAAACGCAAAAAGTTTTAGATGCTCCTAAACAAGGAGAGTTATCTGCTAAACCGCAGTGGTGGTTGAATAAAGTATTAAAAGGTTATGAAGAAAATTATGGTAAAAGATTTTTAAAAGTAGCAACTACAGGTGAAGGAGGAACTTCTCTTGTAGGAGGTTTAGTTGGATTTAATGCGGACCCTGAAGCATCTTTATTTGATGCTAATGCACCTTTAAGTTCCAGATTCGGTAGGGCATTTTTAGGTGCGGCAGGAGGATATGGATTAATTAAAGGTTTAAAAAAAGGTAAAAGAAAAACTGTATATGGTGCTGACACAGATGAACCTGTAGAAATATCTGAATCTTATGCAGAAGTATTAGGTAGACAAATTATAGATAAGTATGGTTTAACTAAAGATTACAAACAATTATTACAAAAATATGATGGTACTAAAAACGATATAGCCTCTGCCTTTGTACGTATTGCAAAACAAATGCAAAAACTTACTACAGACGAAAGAAAGATTCTATATAATATGTTAGAAGGTGATGTTAAGTATAAAGTAGCATCAAAAAAATTACAAGAGTTAAGTAAAAATTCTAGAGATTTGATTACACAAACAGGCCAAATATATAAAGACTTAGGTTTAATAGGAGAGGAAACTTTTCAGAAAAATAGAAATAGATATATAGGAAGACTATATAAAAAAGGAGATGAACCTTTACAGCTAAAACAGATAGGTGATGATTTAAAACCTAGAGGTACACTACATGAGACTACAGTAGGGGATTGGTTTAGAACATACAAAAATCAAAAGCCAACTGTTAATGATATAGTAGAACCGGGCCACAAAGGTTGGGAATTATTAGGTGACTTTGAAGAGATAGGTGGACAGTTATATAAAGTCACTAAAAGACAGAAGCCTACAATTACAGATGAAAGAATAGGAAGCAAAGGAAATATATTAGAAAAAGAATTATTAGGTAGAGATGAATTTGTTCCTATTCGTTGGGAACTAACAAAAGAACAAAGATTAGCTAAAGGTGAAATAGAAGATGCCGCAATCTCTATGGAATACACAGGAATGTTGATGGCTAACACTGTAGCTAAATATCAATTCTATGCAGATGTTGCTGCACAATTTGCAGAAAAAGCAAAGGGAAGAACAGCACAACAAATGTTAAAACTACCACAAAGATATAGAAAGATACCTGATAATAAAATAGAAGGTACAGTATCTAAAAGATATGGAGCATTGGCAGGTAAGTATGTACCGGAAGATGTTTATAAAGATATCATGGGTACAAAAAGATATCAAGAAAAATCTTCTAATGCCTTTTATAAAAATTATAAAAAGTTAAATAGTTTATGGAAAGTATCTAAGACTGCATGGAATCCAACAGTGCATGTCAATAATGTTTTTGGTAATATTGTTTTAACTGATTTAGCAGATGTTCCTTTAAGGACTTTACCTAAAGCACTTAGGGCATTAAGGACGCATGGTAAAGACGGGTATCGTTCTGAATCAGTTTTACTAGCCATTAAACATGGAGTATTTGATGCAGACTTTGTTAATAAAGAAATAAAAAATTTTAAAACAGGTGAACTAGCAGGTATATACAAATCAAAATCTAATGCAGATGAATGGGACAATGCTGTTAGCTTTGCTTCAAACATATATGCTAAAGTTAGAAACAATTCTATTACAAGTAAATTAGAAGACTGGTATAGAATAGAAGACCATGTGTTTAGATTAAATGCTTTTATGCATAGAATGAAAATAGGGGATAGTGCAGAAGATGCTGCTATGTTTGCAAGAAGACAGTTTATAGATTATGATATAGACGCACCTTTAATTAATCATTTAAGAAATACAGCAACACCATTCTTATCTTTTACTTATAGATTAGTTCCTTTACTAGCTGAATCAGCAATACTAAGACCTACAAAATATGCTAAGTATATAGCGGCAGGGTATGGATTAAATAAAATGTCAGAGTTATATGGTGGTGAAGATGCTAAAGTAGAAAGAGCATTATTGCCAGATTATGAAGCAGGTAATATTTTAGACTTACCTTTAATGCCTAAAAAAGTAATTAGATTACCTATTAAATCAAAGGATGGAGTATCTAAATATTTAAACATTAGTAGATTTTATCCGGGTGGTGATATATTAAGCTTTGAAGGAGACAATGTTGTACCTATTTTACCGGAACCTTTACAGCCTTCTTTTGGTGTAGGTGGTGATTTTTTATTTTCCATGATAGGTTATGATATATTTAGAAAACAAAAAGAATTTGGTAGAGGCGGAGGAACTGCACTTGAAGAAACAACAAAGGCTTTAGGTAGTTTTAGTAAAAAGCTTATACCAAACTTCCCTTTTATTCCGGGTTCTTATTCTACAAAAAGATTAGAAAGAGCATTGAAAGGCGATGTTTCTAAATTTAGAGAACCACAAACAGAACTTGAAGCTTTACTTACTTCTTTTGGATTTAAAGTTAGTAATAAAAGTATTAGGACTTTAGGTGCAAGTCAAAGACTAGAGTACGAAAGACAAGTGAGGGTACAAAAAAGTAAACTCAATCAGCTAAAAAATAGAGTAGCTACAAATCAAATAAACATGGCTGATTATGACAGACAAGTAGGAAAAATATTAGCTAAAATAAATAAATTAACAAATAAATTTGTTGGAAGATTTGATGGAATAGACCCTTACTCTATGACATTTGATTTTGATATGACAAAGTTTATGGGTAGAGGGGATAAAGCAACTATCCCTGATAAGGATTATGATTAAGGAGGATAAATAATGTTAGGTGGATTACCAGTAGAAATGATTACAATGCTAGGCTCTAGCTTACTAGGTGGAGTAATGTCCATATGGGGCCAGAGTATTAAAGCAAAACAAGAAGAACAAAAAATGTTATTAGCAAGAGCAGAAACTCAAATGTCTTTTGTGGACAAAGCAAGAACATATGAGAACAAAGGCTTTCAATGGACAAGAAGAATTATAGCTTTAACTGCTGTCTTCTTTGTTATTGCATGGCCTAAGATAGTTCCTGTGCTTTTAGATATACCTGTTATATTAACATGGACAGAATTTAAACCGGGTTTTTTGTTTCTGATAGAGAAGAAAGAAATACTAATGGACAGAGCATTTGCAGGTGTAGTAATTACTCCTTTAGATACTCACCTTATGTCATCAATAGTGGGACTTTACTTCGGGGGAAGTTTGGTGAAGAAATAATGTCTATCAAAGAAGAAAAGTTAAAAACAAAAGAAACAGATATAGTATTAAAAAGTATAGATAACTTAAAAGATTCTTCTGCACAAACAGATTTTTCTATGAATCAAAGTAAAAAGAAGGTTATTAATGAAACATTTGATAAGATAGCTGAGATAGAAAGTGACTTCGATAAAAATGCAAGTAATCCTGATTCTACTGCAAAAGGATATTTTCAATTTATAGATGCGGGTTTAGAGACTGCAGCAAATAGATATGAAAACTTAACAGGGTCTAAACCACAATGGTTACAAAATGCTTTAGATAATAAAGACCCCAGACTTTTAGACTATGACCAATCAAAAGCTTTAGCGATAGCAAATATTGCAATGGCTAGTGGTCCCACTATAGCTGATATGAATAGAATAGCTGAGTCAGGTGAAGTTATAGGTAATATGGATGTCTATAATCTATACAAAGATTATCATCATACTGAGACAAAAGATAGACCTATGCCTAGTAATGCAATAAATAATGCTTTTATAAAATTAGGTATTAATATGACTTCAACGGATTTATTGAATAGAGGAAGATAACTAATTCATACCATTAACAAATTTAGTTATCTTTTTATTTAGTTCATCTATCTCATAGACACAATAGTCTATTAAGGAACACATAGTATGTGTGTATTCATATTCTTTAACACTAAAGCTACCACCTTTGTCATACTTTCTTAAATTGTTTTTTGAAAAGTGGGAGTCTTCTTTATATTCATTTAGTGATTTTTTTAAATCTTGGGGCTTTATAAAAGAGTAATCTATTTGAACATTATTATCTCTGTTCAAACTAATAGAATAGTCAATTAAGTTTGCAACGTAATCAAACTTTCTTCGTTTCTTGTTTCTGTCCTGATTCATTTTTAGATTCCTGTAATGTAGCTAATGCTTGAATAAGTGTGTGTACTTCACCATAAGGTCTAGTAAACATATACTTAAGTAAGCTTTGGACTGCCTCACTATTTATTAAGTAGTTTTTCATGTCTTTTTTTCTCCTGTTTTATTTGTATAGTTCTTAATTCTTCTGTTAATATTGTAGATAAATCTTCATACAATAATCTCAAAGAACCAAAATAATTATTAGTAGTAGATATTTTTACATATCCTTTCTCCTTTACTTGCTTTGATTCAAATGAATCTAAAGACAATAGCAATTCCCCTGTGAAGGGGTCCTTAATTATTCTCATATTTCTTAATCAACCTTTGCAGATACCATTCTGCTTTCTTTAAATCCTCTAAACCATTCTTCATTTTATATCTAGTAACATACTTAATAATATTTCCTTGCATATAATCCATGCCATGAGATTCTATGTAGTCGGCAGTCTCTATGCCTTCTTTGTAGTAATTAGGATTTATTCTGTCCATAGTTATTAAAATCAATTAGTTTTATAATAGGAACTAAATATCCCCATGAAGTATTATTATCCCCACCGGGGACTTTATTAAAGTTATTTTTATTAATAATACTTTTCAAATCTTTTGTCTTTAATGTTATATTAAAACAAAATCTATCTCCACTGTAGAAATTAATTGTCCACCATTCTGCTTGTGTCTTTTTAATCCCACTTTCTTTTCCTCTACTTTGGTATTCACAATAGTGATTACCTGTCTTAATCCACTTATCTCTCTCTGACTTTACCTCAGTCTTTTCCCCTTGTTGTATTTCAGCAACAACAGTTTCCCCTTGTTTACCCCACTCTAAATCATACTTAAAGTTTGCGTTATGTTTCATTTTTCGTTTCTCCAAAATAAAAATTATCCCATAGCCCATCAAAAATCTCCAAAAATCTATCAGGATTTTTTAAATAAGCATCTTCTTCATTCATAGCATCATAAACTCTAGTTTGATTATCGTAGTAATATTCATTATTTATTTTCTTATAAAATTTATGCACTTCATTTTTAATGTTTTCATCATGCTTCATCTTCTACCCAACTCCTTATTTCATATTTATTAAGGGATTTTTTTCCAAGACCATATCCATCAACTAACTGTTTATTGTATTTATCAATGAAAATTTCAGTTTCATTTTTGTGACCTTTAATTTCTATCCCTAATTTTCTTATAAAAATTGTTGCTTTAGCTTCTGTGTAAATGTCTGCCCATGATTTATCTCTACTAGTTTTATGTATTAAGTTATTTACTTTAAGTTCAAATAAATTTAACTCTTTACGTGTACGTATATCTTTTAATGTGTCCCAAATTTTTCTGTTGCTAATAATTCCCATATCCTTATAGAAATATTTATTTATAATTTCAGCTTTTCTTTCAAGCAGTAAGTTCAATTTCTTGTCTCGGATTATTTATTTCTGCGTACCAAGCAAACTTAGGATTGGATGCCTTCGATTGTTGTTGAGGTAAGTATTGTATGTCTTCACCCCAACACTTATGTTTGAAAGAGCAGTAAGAACATATTGTTCCTAATACTTTATTACCTGTAGGTTTTTTGTAAAACATTTCTTCTTGTAAATCAAAACATTTTTCAAAAGGTTTATCTTCCATTAATGCTTTAGTATTATCTAAAGCTTTTTGTATTGCTTCTTTTCTGTATTCAGAATCATCTTGTGGAGGTTCACTCAATAATAGTTCCCCTGTGGATTTATTAATAACAATCCACCCACCAAAAGGTTTCTTTGTTGCTTCAGAATATAAATATCCCTGTGTTAAATATCCAAAGACATCATCCTTGGCAACCTTTCCAAACCCACCACCACTCTCCCCAAACTTTTTATCGAAAGCAAAAGGTGATGCAGTTTTAATATCATAAACTTTATCATCTATTATTATATCATATGTTCCTTTCATGTCAAACCATTTGGTTTTGTACTTGACATTACCTTGAACACCTTGTATATTAGCTTTGGTAGTTCTTAAAAGCATAATCACAACTGCCTCTAATAAATCCCCAAATAAAAATCTCAACTTATTATTATAATTTTCATAAGACTGTATAGCATTACCACCGGAATATTTCTTTTCCATTTGTAATTGACATAAAGGTTTGCCGATGCTAGACATTCTAATTCTAAATTCTGATTCTCTCTTCTGTGTAAACTGTTTTTCTACGGCCTGTTTGCAGTCTTTTAAAAACTGCTTTAGTATCTCTTTAGGTATTGCCACAGGCTTGTGTTGAGCCTGTGACAATAATGATTTTACTTCTTCTAAGAAAGTCAAGCAGTTACTTCTTTCAAAAGTTTTCCGTCTTCTATATCCTGAGAAGATACTTTACCCTTGACTGCTTTCGCATATTCTTGTGCTACATAATCATTTTCAGATTTAAATATTTCTAAAAAAGTATTTAGTGTTTCCTTATTGGATTCCGTAAACTCTACATGTTTATTAGCGTCTTTAATATTAGCAGTAAACCAAGTTACTGTACCTCTGGAATGCTTTTCTGTACCTGAAAATTTAAGTACAGTATTATACATAATCTTATTTCTTGCAGAAAGACTCTGTAAAACATCACCTATAGGCATATAGTTCACACCTTTTACACTATATAATGCAGGTTCATCCGTTATGATTACTTCTTTACCTTTGGAGGTTTTGCCTTTTAAAGACACAACACCAAATACATGCCTATGACATTTAACTTTATCCTGTTCTATCTTACCAACAGGGTCTAGCTTTTCTCGTTCTGCTCTAGGTACGCTTCCACATGATTGAGTTCCATTAGTGTCCATCTTAGAATCCGACCAACTCCTAAACATAACTGATTTGTAAGTGTTGTCTTCATTTTCCTCATCATACTTCTTATATTGAAAGGCATTAAGGAATGGTCTAAATTCTACATTCTCTGCAAAAACATCCACACCTTTAACATCTATTTTATATAGGCCTCTTTTAATAGCATTACCTTCGCTATCCTCTGCTTCGTAATTAATCACTAATCTAGGTAGTGACTTCTTTTCTATGTTTGCATCTTGTCCAACCATAGCCATGATTTTATCATTGGATAGATTGTCAAGATTACTTAGTTCGTTTGACATATTTGTCTCCTTATATACTATATATTATATCACAATTCTGTGGATAAGTCAAGCCAATTCTTTCCACTTTTTATTTCAAAGTCTAAAGGTACATTAAGTTCACAATCAAATCTATCCTTTAGTGATTCTTTTATACTAGAAAAACCTTTGTTAAGGACCTCTATGGCTTGATTATATTCATCTGGATGAACATCTAGTATCACAGAATCATGTACAGTATTAATTAATAGTGTCTTCATATTGTTTTCTTTCAATATCTTCCATACATTAATACAGGCTATAGGAACTATATCTGCGGTGGCAAATCCTTGAACAGGATAGTTCTTAATCTCAGTAGATTGACTATAGAAGTACTCCTTAATAGTACCATTCCAACTCCTTCTTATATGAGGAAAATAATATTCTCTACCACTAGGTAGTTTTACTATTTTACTTTTAAATGCTCTCTCTAGTAGATAACGATGCCACTCTGCAATTCCTTGATACTTTTCTAAGAACTTTTTATAATACTCTACCTCTTTTTCCTTTCCCATCATCCCTCCATAAAGAGGTTTAAATGTGTGAGCCTTTGCCTCTTGTCTTGAACACCCAATAATATCCGCAGTATATTGGTGAACATCAACTCCGTTTTCAATATCTTTCATGCCCTGTTTGTCTTGGGCCAAGAATACTGCAGTTCTAAATTCTAATTGTGCAAAGTCTACTTCGACTATGCTACCCTTATAAAATCTAGAAGTGACGGCTCTCTTAATAGGAAACTTATCACCTCTTGGCATATTTTGGAAGTTAGGTTTGGAACTAGATAGTCTTCCTGTAGTAGTTACATGCTGATTAAATGAGGGATGAAGTATATTATCTCCCCTTGTATTATCTTTAATACCTGTTATAAAAGTATTAAGATAAGTTGATACTGCACTATATCTTATAATAGAATCTACAAATTCTTTTAACAGACCCTCTGAAAGCATAGATATCTTTTCTAGTGTACCTCTATCTGTTTTAAATCCACCTTGAGAAACATCTTGTACACGTTTAGTTTTGTAACCGAATCCGGCCTTGGCTTCTGTTTCTGTATATACTACACCTTCTTTATTACATTTATGACATATATTAAGCCTCTTAGAAATCGTACCATCACTATTATTTTTTCTAATATACCCTAGTCCTTTACAGGAACTACACTGCTCTGCTATAGTTTTATATATAACATCTGTATACTTAAGAACATAATGTTCAAATTGTTTTTCAGTAAGTATGGGTCTCCTCTTTTTTTTATGTGTTTCTTTATTTAAACCTATATTAAATAGTTCTACCCAAAAGGATTTGTCTTGCACCTTTCTAGAATAAATTACTTTAGATAAGTCTTCAGTAGATGACAGATTAATTTTGGTGTCACCCATAACAATGGCTACAATCTTATCTACTTTGTTTTTAATCCTGTAGTATTCTGCCTCCAATTCTTTTTCTACAACACCTAATTCTTCAAGGTCCACATAGTTTCCATTGGATTCCATATCAATGAGAACTTTTAAAAATTCATTCATTAAATCCCTAGTAGGAATTAGTTTACTATTGGCATGGTTATCAAAAGATTCCATTTGTGAATCATATAATTCTTTAGTTATCTTAACATCTTGTATACCATAATCTCTTAACTGCTCAAAAGGAATCTCATCTATGTTATACCCTTTGTTCATATAAGTTTCTAATACATCAAACTTTGAACTTATGTTTCTTCTTTGACAACACGCTTTTAAAGATACAGATTTCTTCTCACCCCTTTTAATAATGTATTCCCCTATCATTGTATCATATAAATTACCACCATAAGTAAACCCACATTGATAAAGCCATGACATATCAAACTTTAAATTGTGGCCTATAACTAACTCTGATTTATCTAGTATCTCTTGAACTGCTTTTCTATTAGCTATGGTATCTATATCCTGTAAATCTTTATGATGAAAGAAATAGTATTCGTCATTGATACCCACACTTACTAATCTATTATCCGGATTAAAAGGTGAAGGGTCTCCTTCTTTTGAAAATGTTGTTTCTACATCTAATACTGTTATCATCTATTTCCTTTCTGCAAATCTTGATATTGTAGGTCTTAGTATTACTTCAAACTCTTTATGGTTTCCTGTTAGTTTATTTTTAGACAGTGTAACAAATCTAACACAATCATCCATAAAGTTTTCTTCTTCATCCTCTTTACCTATACCTAAAATGATATCAGCTTCCGCAGCTTTACCTGTCTTAGAATTTTCCATTGTACTAAACGTCACCCTTGACCTACCCTGTGCCTCTGCTGAAGCTTGAGACATTCCAATCACTAGTATGTTATGACGTTTGGCCAACTCTCTTGATTGGGTGTAGACTTCTCTTAGCTTTTCATGGGTAGCATTGTATTTACCTGCCACATTTATCTTATCTAATTGGTCGATGATTAGTATATCTACATCATTAGTAGAACAATACTCATCTAAATCATCCATAGTTTTTCCCACACAATCAAAGTTATCTATATAGGTACTGATTGTGGCCCATTTTTCTTTAGCAATATCTCTACTACCATTAAGAATACTACTTCTCTCTAAACCAGTAGATGAATTTAATAATCTCATCTGAGTTCTGATAGCAGGTTCTTCATTGGCAAAGATAGAAACTTTCTTTTGTTGCCATGCAAAGCCTCCAGTAGATGCCACTAAGCTAACCCAAAACGCAGTCTTACCTGTTTCGGGCCTAGCAATAATCACCATAAAGTTACCCCGACCAATACCATTAGTAGCAGTCTGTAAAGAAGGAAGGTTAAATTTAAACTCTCCCTGCTCTTGTAATGCTTCTATAATCTTATCTACATCTTTAGTGACTGCTTCGCTTTCTTGTTGTGTCTGTTCTTCATCTATATTGGCCATAAACTTTTCTACTTGTTTAAGACTAGTGCTACTAGGATTATTAGATATATCTAAACATATTCTTGCTAACTCATCTGCTTTTTTGATTCTATACATAGACTTCAAAGCGGTAGCAACAACATCATCACTAGGTTCTTCTTGTCTTTCTACGCTATCTATTAGTTCATGTATACTCTTTTGAGAAGCATAGCTAGTATTAGGATAGTAAGTATTAAAGTAAGCCAACTTTAAATCACTAAAGTTTATTTGTGTAATATTAGGATTGTCTCTATATGTATTACTTATTGTTTTATATATTTCTCTAGCACCATTTTGAAATATAGATATATCTATTTCTGATTTTAGTTTATCATATTTTTCTTTTGTTAATAGTGTTCTAAGTATATATAATCTTAGGTTGCCTGTTTCCATTCATTGACTTTCTGTGTTAATTTCCACTTGTAGTTCCAAAAGTTTTAGTTCCATTCTTCTTTTAGCGTCTTCTAAGGGCGTCAACTCTTGCTCATCTTCTAAATCTTTTACTACTATCTTCTCATTACTTAAAGTCACAGGGTTATCTACAATACCGCTTTCTATTTTTTTATCTTGTGTGACCTTAAATGAACAACTCGATAATAATAATAGTATAATAATTTTATTCAACATAATCTTCTTCTTCTATTCTAACATACATTCTCTCAATGTCAAGGGGTATTCCAAATTCTTTTTGAAAAGATTCAGATACTCTTTTATTACAAGTTTCATCTATATCAGATACATTTCCGGCCACCTCAATTTCATAAGGTACCTCTACAGTCACAGTCATTAAGTGTTTCTTGCCAAACATATTGTCCCTTTCTATGTGTATTTATTTGTCTTAAAGTATTCTTCATACTGGTTCTTAGTGTAGTCTACATGCTGTTTTTCTAAGTTAACAGCATATTTTTTTGCCAATGCAAAACTATCAAATATTCTTTTTCTTTCTTTGAAGTATAAAATAGCACCTGTATTAGAACGTACATATCTAGGTATTTTCATTTTATACTTTAGTCTATTACTAGTTCTTGGCATAAAAGATTTTATCTTTATGAAATCCTGTGTGTATATTGGCATAACATAAATCTTAGAATCAATAGTTTCTGTTATAGTATTTAGTTTATTTATTAATCTAACTCCGTCTCTTAAACCTAAGATATTATTCTTGGAAGCTTTAGGATTTTCTTTATCAGAATAATTATCTCTATTCTTGGCCCAAAAAGCTTTTATCTTATCACTTTGAGCAAATCTACCCTTAATACTTTTTCTAGTATTACCTTTTCTTTGGTATTCAAAATTATATATGAGTGGCTGTGTTCTCATTATAAATATGGATTAGGTAAGTTTGCTACTAAATAAATTAGAAACGCAACCACAATAGTTATTGATATAATTAAGGCCGTAAAGTCTCGCATAATTTATTCCCCCATTCTTTTAATTCTTCTACTGTTAACCATTTTAAATCTTTGTCTATCATTTTAATTTGTGTAGGAATGATATGTGATAAACAATCTCTTAACTTAAAACTTTTATCTGTTGCGTCTCTATCTAAACAGATATACGCACTATCTATTCTATCAACTATCGGTGACACAAAGTTATTGGGTATACTTGTACCCATAAGTGCCACCCCTGTAAATCCGGCAAGTGCAACCTTACATGCTGATATAGAATCTTCTACTATAAGACCTATATATTTATTTGTACCTACAATAAATGGGACAGGGGGAGTGCCATACTTATACCACTTAGGCGTAGAATTAGATAATGCTCTACCTACTGCACCCACCACCTGTCCGTCTTCCTCTATCAAGAATACTAATCTATTTTGTTTTACATCATACATTAATCTTGCTTCAGTATCTTGTATACCGAAACTCTCTATATAATCTCTTGCTTTATTATTACCAAACACAGTCACAAAATGTTTCGGTATGACAAACTCTTTAGAAGGTTCATCGTATGAAGGGCTTAAAAATTTATCCAAATCTTCTGCTCGAAGTTCAGAATCTGTCATACCTTTTGCCGTACAATTAGCATGAAAACAATTCCATACCAATCTCCCATTCTCATGTCTTACAGATAAAGTATTTCTATTCAAACAAAACACACAGTCCCCTCGATAGGATTGACCACTTCCTATGTTGAGGTCTTTGATTTTGTCTAATTGATATCTATAATCCATACTTAACAGTATACACTAATTAATTCTATTGTCAAGAAAAAAATAGTTATTGACAAATTGAAAAAAATATGTTAACATATAATTGTCTACGGGGGTTATATATACCTGTAGAAATCTATTCATCATCTAATTTCTTAGTAGGTTCTGCACTAAGAATCATTCTATCAAAGTCTGTATCATACAAATCAGAAGTTAAACCCTCTAATAAATAGTTCTCTTGTGCTTCTAGTTCTGTATTGGCTCTGACATAATACTTTCTAGTTCTGTTTTCTTTGACTATTACTGTCCACATTTTAGGCATATCTATAATTTTTGTCATTTCTTTTGTATTCCTCCACTGCGTCTATTACCCCATGAAAATCCTCGTACATAACTTCTATCTCATCATCTGTTATTTGTGGGTATATCTTATCCATTTCTTCTTCATCTTCTAACCATTCTCCATGGCCTTCGCATACTTCGCATTCATCTATCTCATCATTCTTATTCCCCCAAGGTATATAACCTTTACCTTCACATTCGGGACAGTTAATCGTTTTTTTCATCTTCACCATGCTCCTCCTCTATACTGTCTAAATAATTATCTACATCTTTAAAATAGTAATCCTCTAATTCAGATAACCATTCTTTATCACCATTATTCCAAGTTATTCTAATATCATAACCTGTTATATTTGTCTTTTTCATTCTCTACTTCCTTTCTTTCATGATAACATTCTACCATACTTTCACACTTAGGGCAAGTTAATATTGTTAATATTTTAAAGTATTCGTTTTCATCTTCTAAATCATAATCATTACTCCATATTAACTCATTGCCACAACTCCAACAATTCATATTAATTCCTTCACCTTCTTTATTCTAACATATTTCCTACTAAAGTCAATAGTATATATCTGATTAGTCTTGCCTTTCATAGCTTTTTTTATACTATCTATTGCCTCATCTTGTGTGGGGGCATTGATTATATAGTGATTCACTTCTAACCTATGCCCATATACTTTATACTTTGCCATACTTCTATTATCTCAAATTAGTATGCCCATGTCAACAACTATTTTAAACTAATTGGTAATAAATTATTACTTAAAATGCATATCTGTTACTCAATCTTAGCACTTGTAAAAACCCTGTAATCCTTTACAATAGAGGGTATATGGAGGTGAAATTATGAATGTTTTTGGTGTTACTAAAAAATCTATCAACTTTTTTGTTAATATGTTTGATAGGCATATTACTAATGAGGATAATGTCAACAGATATGTCGAAGTCGAATACCCACAAAATGATTGGGAGTGGATTAAAGATAAACTTAAAGATGAAAAACAACTTAAAAAAATCGTATAGTACGGAGGTATAATTATGAGAAAACCTATATTCGCAGGGCATATAAAACCGAACAATATAAGTAGAAAACCTAGATAAACCGGTTTTAAGAGGCATACAGGGGGTAGTTATTACCCCTCATGTATGTTGTGTCTAGTGTAAAGTCCGGTTAATCATTTCTTCCGGCTCAAATTCAATCTCTAGTTCGTCTTCTTCAATAGCAAACATTTTCATAGCTTTCTCTTTACCATGTTTTTCTATCATTTTCTTGGCTCTGTCTGTTATCTCCCAACCACCCCAATCAGTTTTTTTAGCCCAACCTTTTTTTTCTAAGTCCATTAATAACTTAATTAATTCTTCATCATCCATTATTCCTTACTACCTATTGTGTCAAGCTTTACTTGTGATTGTTTGTCGAAAGCTTCTGCCATTTCTACATCTTTTGTATACTTATCCACATATTCTGCTTTAGCTTTTTGCATATGTGCTACTTCATCCATTGTCATATTAGATATTTTATTATTTAAATATTGATTTTTCTCCGCCCAATTATCTAATCTTTCTAAATATAATTGTTCCCTAATTCTTAGTTCCTTAGACTCTTCTCTTGCTTCTCGTAATTCTTGTTTAGCTTTTCTTAATTGTTGTTTTGCTTCTTCTATTGTGCTCATCTTCTATGCTCCCTTTTAGTTCATCTATTATTTTACTTAACTCATCTTGTTTTTTCATTAGTATATTAATTATATCTTTTAAGACTTGCTTATCATTATACATAAAATGCGGATGGTCTTTCATCCATTTATTTTTTATAATGCCATACAAATATTTTTCTGTATCTCTTAAATTATACTGTATTAATTTTAGTTTGTCAATCATTATTCTGTCCTCTCTTCAAATAGAACATTCAATAATTCATCAATGATTCTATCTAATTCGTCTACTTGTACATCTAATTTTTTATTGTCTAAGATATTTTGAAAATCGTGAACTGTCATTGATTCAATTTCTTCCATGATACTTTCTTTTAGTTCTTCGTTTTGTTGATTGCTCATAGTGTTCCTTTCACAAATGATTCTATCTCATTAAATAGTTCCCGCCCTCTCTCTGTGTTCTTTGTCCCTTGTGGATTGTCGGGGTCTTCTTCTATATAGCCATTGAGATAACTTGGATGTGTATTTTCTATAAATATCCAATACAATCTATCAGCTATCCTATAGGCTCTGTCATCTTTTGTCATTGATAAAACCTCATGTATATAAATATTAATAGTACATATGCAATTGGTATAGAGAGAAACGCAAATATAATTAAATATTCTTTTATATTTTTATTCATTTAAATGTTTCCTTTCTGATTCTGATAATATGTCATCATCCTTTAACTCCCTTACATCTTCTAATATTTGATTCAATGAATATTGTATCTCTTCTAATCTCTCTCTTTTTGTGCCATTGTTATACTCTTCTACTTGATTCAAAAAGATTCTTATAAAATGTATTAAATCTAAATCTAATAATTTTATATCTATATCTTTACTTTTTGAGTAATACTCATATTCATTTTCTAATATATCTATGGGTACTGCCCTTTTTTCTGCTATCGCTTGGATTGTTAGTAAGTCATCTAGTTTCATCTTTCAATCCTTCCGTTAATTACTGTTAATGTTCTTTCTATTCTAGAAACTGCTGAATCTAGTTCCTTTTTTAATTTACTAGTATTTACAACTATTTTATTTCCTTTAAGTTTGTAGTATATTGGAACCCTAGTTTCACAAATAAATCTACTATCGTTCACGTTGTTATATGCTTTCATTGTTAGTCCTTTCTATTATTTAATAATAACATATTATTTTGATTAGTCAAGTAAAAAAAAGGGGCTATGAAACCCCCTAATTAAATTGTAATAAGTCATTGAATTAACTAACTTATTGTATCTGTTGTTGTCTGTTCAATCGGGATTTCTGTCTCTGATTTAAATAAAAACATACTTCCAACTGCTACAACTAATAGCACGGCTAGTCCACTTACAAGTTTTATATTCATAACAATTCCTTTCTTTGTTTTTTAACTTCTATTATACCATACATTTTAATTGTTGTCAAGTTCTTTGTAATATTCTTGTAATTTTTTTATTGCCAATTCACTTGCTTCAATATAAGTATACCCCTCTGACAAATAGTCATCTAAAAATTCTTGATACTTTTTACTATTCGTCATCATAATTAGACCACTCGCAATCATAGTTTTCTATAAAATATTCTTCTATATCGCCCATTAAATTACTATAGGAATCATCCCACTCATCCACCCAATTCCCATTGTCTGTTTGATATTGTAGTCTCCATTGTTTTATTTTAGTTTTATCTTCCATTGTTAGTCCTTTCTATTATTTAATAATAACATATTATTCTTATTAGTCAAGAACGAAACCGCTATAATCTTTTTTAGCTTGTCCCTTGGCTACCAATCCGCATATAACATTGTTATCGTCTGTAAATCTTAAATCTGTTTCATCAGCATTAATAACCTTATAACCCTTATATGTTTGTGGTAAGTCTTTTCTAAATACTGCGGATATATTGCCACCCCTTAACAAGATGTCAAATGCTTCCTTGTAATTATCCTCATTAAGACTATAAGTTAAATGATAATTACTAGGATATTGGCCATTGACATATTTTAAGGCCCTTTTATATATCTTGGTGTAGTCGTAAAATTGTACGTTTGGGAACTCTTCAAATATTCCCGTATTCTCAAATGATATATCGCTTGTGCCATTTAATCGAATGCAAGGTATAAAACCCTTATTGCTACAATTTTTTATATGATTAGATATTTCTTTTCTTAATTGTATCATAAAGGTATTACGTTCTTGAATATACCACCTTGTTTTATTGATACGGCCTTGCTGTACGTTATTAAATGCACCATGCCCCGCAGTATATAAACAGGCTTTTTTACAACCTAATGAGGCTTGAGGGCATACATTAAACCCCGATTGTGTACTAGGGGCAAGATATAAGATAGCGGTCTTATAGCCTTTCTTCTGCCCTTTAATAGTCTTAGCATTGTTATCAATGTTTAATAACTTCTTTGATTTAATATAAGGTAATGTTCTCATGTTATATACCCCTTAAAATCTAGTATTAATAATACTTGCCATGCTATCATAAGTATAAGCATAGGGGCAAGAAAACCATAAATTATATCATTGTTTTTAATATGATTTAAGATTCTTTTTATTGTATTTATTATTGTCATAATATAATTATAACCCTTTCTACTTGATAAATCAAGTTTATATTTTTATTATAGTATTTTTATTTAACCTTGTCAAATTAAAAATTTTGAATTATAAATTTATTATTATCAATCTTAATTAATAATGTATCATCTACAATATCATCAATGCTATCATATGCTCTATTATAATCTTTATTGAATTGTCGTAGACTATCATATTCAGTAAATTCGCAACAGATTGCAATAACATCTAATTTATAATCCTTGTCCGCTTCTTCATAGTATTCATCCAACCAATCATAAAGGGCATTTAAGCCCTCATATGAAAAATTATCTTTTCTAATGCTATTAAATTCATTTCTAAATTCATTTTTATTTAATGTTTGTACAATCATGTTATAACTCCCTTTGTACTACTTTGAATTTGTAGCCTAGTGTCTTTATCCATTTTACATCATTATTGGTTAATGTTCGTCTACCCGCTATTATTGCGAATATTTCCGCCTTTTCGCAGTAAGGATAAATAAAATCCTTGCCGTAGTGGTTTTTAATTGTTACTTGTAATTCCATGTTATTTAATTATAACCTTTCTACTTGAATAAATCAAGTTAAAAAGGGGATATAAAACCCCCCTTTTAAATTAATTTATTTATTCTATATATTCCCAATCTATATTGCCGTTTTCGTCTATAACTTCAATATACTTTGGCAATCCGTAGCCGTCTTTATTTTCAAGTTTTTCTTGTAAATCGTGTATTTCTTCAAGTGTTGTTTCTTTATTTTCCATTATTATCTCTTTTCTCTTAGGTTATAACCCTAAGCAATAACCCTAATTAAAGGGCTATTGTTTAGATTTATATTATAATTGTCCCGTTTCTGATATCCTTTCATTTTCTACTTCTTCAATGTGCCTTTCGTGTTCGGGGTCTTTATTGTTGTTTGGTCTTTGGTCAATGACCTTATCACCCTTTTTGATTTTTAGTAGGTCTTTATCGTCTTTTATTATTATTGTATTAGTCATTTTTAGTCCTTTCTTTTATT